TCAGCACTATGGAATATATTTTCTTGAGTATTAGTAAAAGCTTCGTTAGGACTATTAGCACGCTGTCCAACAAATACATTATGATCGCTTGAATCTGAATGTTCTTCAGAATATTTCTTACGATCAGAATCATGTCGCCAAGCAGCAAATACTAGACTATTACCATCTTCAATATAAGGTTCATAACACCATATTTGAGGAAAGAAAAAACCACAATTAGTATGACGACTATCTCTATCCCAAATATTTTCCATAGGTAGCATTTCATTCTTATAAGGATTATAAAATGCTTCACTAAAAGCTTCCCAGTTAGCACCTTTAGTACCACCTGTACCATAAACTCGAATAGTACCGATACGAGTACCTCCTGACTCAGCATTACTACGAATCACATTAAGAGCTTTCTGAAGATTTGGACATTTACCAGCCTCTTCAAAGTCTGTTTCAATAGCCTTTTTACCTACTGCTGCAGATTCATTCTTTCCAATAGCAACACTTAATAGTTTACTTCTAAAACCAAATGCTTTCTGACCTTCTTTACTTTTCTTATAACCAAGTTCAATACCCTTTTCAAAATTCTCACTAAGATAACCTCGTTTCCAATAAGTATTATTTTCATACCAGTCAAGATTAACTTTAACCATATAAGAAGTAGCACCTTTCTCAGTAAGATAATCCATAATGTCAGCTGCAAGAATTACAGTAACATTCTTATTGGCATTAAGTGTATTAGCTGCTTGACTACCTCGTTTATAAGAGAAACCTTTACGACGAGCTTTAGCTTTACAAAGATTATATTCATTATTAGCTATAAGTTCATCTATTTTAAAATTCCAATAATCACCATCCCAAAAACGAGGAAAACCTTCAACAGTCTTAACTTTATCACGACCTTGTTTCTTAAAAGTTTCCAATTCTTGGGCATTTGGTGCTCGTTCTATACGACCATAATTAAGATAATTATAATGATCACCGGTAATACGAACTGGATGTAATAAAGCTTGACGCTCTTCTTCAGTTTTAGCTTCAAGATATGCAGATATATCTTTAATATAAAGTTTACAATAAGCTTGTACACCTTTAAGTCTACGATTCATCTCTCTTTGCCAAAACTTTTTATAAGCAGGACTATCTTCTGGAGCAAGTGTATAAACTCCATGTTTTTCATAGAAATCAGCAACTTGACTAAAAACTTGAGTATTAACGAAAACAAAATCTATTTTCATTAAAATACCCTCGTTTAAACCCATTAAAAAGTCATTATCTTTATCAACCCAATGCTTACCTGTCATCGGACAAATAAACTCACACAACGGCTTGTAATCAGTCTTAATTTCGGTTATATAGTCAATAAACGGACTATCGCCACTCTTATAGTTATATTGGTTATCATTACCTGAGAACTTCGACTTCGTCAGTAGCATCAGATGTTCTTTCATCAACTCCGTCATAACTATCTCTATATTCACCACCACCACGAATTGAAGTAACACCTTTTTCTATCTTATCCCACTTATCTTTAAGTTCAGTAAGTTTCTCAACTCGATCTGGTATTTCGTTTGATATTTTAATTATTTGTTTAAGAGATTCTTCACAAGCTTGTAAATCCTCTAGTTTAATATCACCTGATGTTAAAGTTTCAATTCCATCTGTGAGAGCTTTAACTACACGACCCGATAGATTTAAAGCTTTAATTGTAGAATTAATTAAATCCTCAACAGGTGTAATATTCATATTTTTAGTAACAAACTCAATAGCTTCGATTACTACTTTATCTGGTCTATAACTTGGAGGAAGATTACTATTTTCAATAGCATATTTATATGCATCCACTTTAGATAATCCAGCTTTAGTTATATAACCTTTTCTATCACTTAAAAAATGAATAAATCTAAATTCTTTATAAGCAAAATCTTTATTTTTAGAATCATCTCTTGCGTATATTTGTTGAAGTATAGGATATTGTAATATCTCTTCTACATCAAGTACTATACGATCATTTTCAATTTTAAGAGCATGTATCATACTTATTTCAATTGACTTTGATTAAGAGTTTGAAAACTAAATGTAGCTTCAGATTCATTATTGTGTTTAAGTTCTTCAATACGAATCCAATCGCAAGTTCTTAGAAATTCAAATATCATATTACCAACTCCTTGAACTAGAACTTCATCATCACTAAGATCTATACGACCTAGCATACCAAATATATTATGAGCTAATTCATGAAAATATGTATTTTGAATTTGTGTATGAATTTGAGTTAATCCGTAATTAATTTTTTGAATATTTATACTTCCATCTGTTGTACAAGAATCACCTAGTTTTCCACCATTAGCGGCATTCTCAATAAATTTGGTAGTAAATTCAACACCACCTAATGTACATCTTTTCGGAATACAATTTTTTATCTTATTCATATTATTTTATTTAGTAATTATACCACCTATAAGTACAAGATTTAATATAATAGAACCAACAGCAGTCCATACCCATTGTCGTTTCTTTTTTCGTTCTTGTTTAATATCTTCTTCGTAACTTATAACTTTATTGCTGTAATCAGCAAGTGTATTACTATGCACAACCAAAAGACTATCACATATGAGTATAGTATGATTTTGAGTATGAATAATAGAGTCTTTATATTTAATAATTTCTTCATCTGTAAAATAAAGATTTTTATATTTTTCACCTTCTTTAAGTTTAATAGCTAACTTACGAGTTTGTTTAGGAGTAAACCCGATAATAGTATCACCATCAATCTTGTATTTGACTTGCGATATAGACGAGTATGGAATCATCGCTAACAATACGATGATCACTAAAATCTTTTTCAACTTGTTCATATATAACAATAGTTTTATTTTTAGATTGAACTAAACTATCTATATGTTTATTATAATATGATTTAGTTGAATCTAGTTTAAATTTATAAGTTTCAACTTCTTTTCTTAAAGATTCAATTTCTTGAGATTGATCTTCAATAGTATTTCTATCGGTACATTGTGTAACTCCTATTAAACTAAAAAGTAAAATTAATGTTCCAATAAAACCACCAATTACCATTTGTCTTAAATCCATAATTACATTTTAATAATCTAAACAATCTTCATGAATTAGTACATAACTCTGAGTACCATTAGGTTTAAGAACTTTCTTACATAAATTCATTAGATCATTAAATTCATTAGTATTTTTAAGAACTTGACAACCTGCTGAATACAAACCTATTTCATCTGATTTCTGATTAATACTAGCTCTATGAAGATTAATACCAAACATACCTGTTTCAACTTTCATATCATCATGAAAATTAATATAATCATCTTCATTAGCATCACGATATATATCGCAAGGTCTAGCTTGAACTAACGCATCATATCGACCTTTATGTTTTCCAAGTTTCCATAAACCTTTATGATAACCAGTTAATAAAATAGCACAACCTTTTTCATTAACAGGATTCATAAGATTCAAATTACTAGGATCGGTAGTAGCTTCATAAATATCAATATGCCATTGACCCAACGCATTATCATAAAATGTCAATATAACATCATTGAAATATTCTGTTCTTTCGTCATTACTTCTAATACCCCATATATTTAAATTAATAGGATATGCTGAGTTAGATCTAAATATAGGATATTTATATTTACTTGATACTTTAAATAACATTTGAATTATAGTATCATCATCTAACTCAATTAAACTTTTGTAAAGTTCATTACGAGTTAATAAAGTTTGTTTCATAGTTTAATTTGTTTTAACTTGTATGGCTTCGCTTCGCTCAGCATTGCCAGTAGGAAGGGAGGTTAGACGCCCACTTTAATGCCAAATGGTAGGTTCAATATCTCTATCAAACCTACCACTATATTCATTAGCTTAAAATAAAGTTTTACTAGTTTTATGTATATTTTTACTTGAATAATGAGAAATCATATTTATAGAGTCATTCTTTAAATAAGGCATATCATATATTTCAACAACTTCAACATCATTACCATTTTCATCTTTGGCATCTTCAATTGTTCTTATATGACATAAGATAAGACCTTTACATTTGAATCCCCAATTTTCAACTAAATTTGCATAAGTAGATAATTGCATAGCATAGTGATTACCAACGCTATCAGCCAGGTTATCCAACGGCTCTGCAAAAACATCATTCTTATAAACAAAAGAATCTAGTTTTAATTTACCTAGAGTATCTTTTTCATAATATCCACTTTCAAATCTAATAGGAGCTTTATTAGTTTTCCAATCTAATATAATAAATTCATCACCTTTTACAAGTAGAATATCAATAAGACCGGAAATAAGATTATCACTATCATAAACTCCTATTTCAGAATAAATCTTATATCCTGCTAAAGTTAAACCTTTTATAAGTTCATATATAGTAGGATATTTTTCTTTAACACCTTTTTGATCAAAATATTCTAATTTTAATCTTCCATAATTATGGCGAGCAACAATGTCGTCAATAGTATAAATCTTGTCATCTATAAAACCTTTAGCATTTTTCTTATAACCATTAGATTCTTTAACAGCTAATTCAAGAAAGTTATGCTTAATACTTCCTTTTTCACAAGCTTTACGAGTTTCCTCTGCCCATTCCCGAAGAAGTTGTTTCTTAGTTTTGCCAGCATATCTAGCATACTTAGGATGTCTAGGATTTTTACCTATTCTCTCACAAGCTTCTGCTATAGCTTCTTTCTTAAAATCTTCAGTATATTTACCTATAAGTGTAGTTACAGATATATATCCATTACCAAGATCATCGGTATATTTATGAGCCTCTTCATTAAAGAAGATGCTTCTTCCTTTTTGCAAGATTTTTTGCGAAACTTTCTGCGTTCTCATTTGATCTCATTCTTCTAGGTTTATACTTACGAGCTAGAATAAACGCAAAAAGTTTTTCAAGATATTCTTCTTCAGATTCATCTTCTTTGCGTTTATTTGTTCTACGAAATTCCTTAGCTGGACTATAATGAAAAGCACCAAGACAAGGAACAGGTATTCTATCAGCACCTTTCATCATTTGTGTAGCTATTGAATTAGCTAGTTCTTTCTCTATAAATTCTATAAGTTCTTCTTTCTGTTCTTGATCTAAATTACTCCATAGATTATAATTAATCATATGTTGTCGTTTTCTAGATTTAAAAACAGTAATATAATGTTGTTTTAAATGTTCGTCTATATCCTCAACTATGTCTTTATAATGTATAGGTTGAAGCATAGATTAATTACATTTATTTACACTAGGATTACAAACATCCAAAGGATTATGAACTCCAAGAATATTACTATCGTTTGTAATAAAGTATTCTTTAACAGTTATTGCACCGCTACCAATAATTCCTGTACCTTTAGCATGGATATTTTGTTTTATTTTAAGAGCTTGATTATTCCAACTAAAATTAACTAAATTTAAAGCCTGTGTTGATGCAACAAGAACATCATCATTAATCTCTAAATCAGAAATACCTTCGCCAACTGCAACTATACGAGTTTTCTTAGGTTGTAACTGACTAATAACATCTGGATTAGCGATATTAAGAATAGATACTTCAAATGTACATTCAATTACTACTTGATAAGGTCTAGGAGTAAAAGGAATACAAGTTTGTGCTTGACTTTTCATATTAAATATTTTATTAAATTAAACATTAGTGTCATCAGTGCAAATATAGGTATTATATTCGATATATCCAAATTTTTAAGCATAATTTTTGCCATACCTATTTTATATTAAAAAATATATATCATAATAATATATCTATAATATATAAATATATTATATCTATATTATATATAATATATACAAAAAGTCCAACTACTGTCGCCAATATTATTTCAATTATACAATTTATTAGTCATTCATTTATTCATAATTATATTCATTTTAATACTAAAGATTTTAAAAGTGTTTTTAATAATATTAATAAAAATTTAAAAATTAATGAAAATAATCATAAAATTAATAAAGAAAATATAAATATTAAAAAAGAAGAAAAAGAAATTAAAAATGATAATGATAAAAAAAATAAAATTAATAATGAAAATTTTAAAGATTTTAAAAGTAAAGATAAAAATAATAAAAATATTATAAGTAAAGAATGTTTTAATAAATGTTTTATAGAAGAATTTAATATTGATAAAGAAATTATTAAAAATAATAAAAATGAAAATGATTTTATGAGTGTTTGTAATAGTGATACTATATGTTTTACTATTGTGTGTATAGGTTAGGGAAGTACCTATCAAACTGCCCCACCGACTCTTCAGGTTTGCGAAGCCCCCCGACTATAATTGAGGTTGAGGGAAAATTCAACCTTTAATATTAATCATTAAACTAATCACATTATGGAAACTAATGCTATTTCTACAAGCCACATCGAGGCTAAACAAGTTGTTACTAAACGAGTTATCGTCTTTGGTAAAACTCTTTATCGTGAACTTGGAGGTAAGGAACTTAGTGAAACCGTTGAGGTAAACGGTAAGAAAACGAAAGTTGATTCTCCGTTCACACTTATCAACGCAAAAGATGTTGCGACAGGTGAAGTTCTCACACAGGGTATCTTTATACCTCATCGTGGTGCTGAACTTCGTAAACTCGAGCATCTTTGCGTTGATGTAAACGCTTATCCTAACGATAAGGGTAACATTGTACTGAATTTTAGCAACGAACCTCATCGTTGTCGTACATACGATGTTACACTTCTTTGGATTCCTGAAGGTGCAGAATATCAGGACAAAGATGGTAATTGGAAGCCTTATCGTAAAACTGAAACTTACCTTCTCCAAACTGCTATTGAGGTTGCTTCTGAGAGAACAGAGAAACTTCAAGCTGTTGCTGAAATCTTCGAGATGATGCAAGGTAAGGCTTATAATGCTACTAATGCAACACCAGAGGATAAAGAGATTTATCTCTCGATTCTCCGTTCGTTGTAGCATATAATAGTACTACCGATGATAGTAATATTGTCGGTAGTATTAGTTTTTATTTTACAAGTAATATTTGACCAACACTTGTAAATAGTTTTACATAAAACTTTTGTTCAACACTTTATAGTCAAGATGTTGCTATTATAATTATTATTTTAGTAATATCTTGACTATTTTTATCAACACTAACAACTTAATCAACACTAGTAACTATGGAAAGTTTAAAAGATTTATTCGAAGTATTATTTATGTTATCACTATTGATAGCACGAATGGTATTTTGGACAGCACTTGGTTCATTACCAATAATTTATTTCTTTTTAGAAGTGGATTCAATCGTTTTTGAAATAGTAATCACTAACATTATCGTTAGTTTTTGCTATTATAAATGCTTTATTTGGTTTATTTGGTTTAAGACCAATAGAAAGATATAAATAATTATTGTGAATGGTAGGAGATTTGGAGGTATTTCCATCACTACGAAAACAATTAGAATCATTAGTATTATATTTATTATAAAAACATATTAATAATTCTATATTGTTATTATTACATTCTCAATCACTAGTATTTTATGATAGTTTGATTTGACTAGTGATAAGACCAGGGAAATTTACACTATCAAGATTGCTCTGTTATTCAAGACCATGAGTAATACACAATCCATTATAAGTTGGAAGACTATATTTATTATTTAATTCATTATTAGTTTTACTTATATTTAAATATCTAATAAAACTATGAAAAACACATTGACTATTAAAATTATTTATAATAGTGTTAGTAGTTATAAATATTCTATTCATAACTACATTTACTATAACATCTAATTCTTTATTAATTTTATCTATGATTGGATTAATTCTAACATTATTAAGTCCTATATTAATAGTCTTAATAATAACATTATTTGTGAGATTTTCATCATCTAAATCTGATGAAAATGTAGAAAAAATACCTGAAATATCTGATTATACATGGATTGCATTAGCAATATATGTAGCTCAAATAAGAGGTATAAATCCTAACGATATTGTATGTAGATTATCATTAAAAGATAAATCATTATACAATAGAGATTATAGATCAATAATTTAATTCATACAATCTTGATAAATTGTATGAGTTCTAACAACATTAAAAACAACAATTATGGCATCTTCAGCAATCAAACAACACATTCTCCTTGAAACAAATCATTTTGGACTTCAAGAATTCCGATTTCATTTTGTAGATCATAAGACAATAGAAGTAGGAACAAAAGTATTAAATTTTCATTATTTAAAAGAAAGATTAGATAATCAATCTTTTACTATATTGATAAATGATACTAAAGTAATTACAGAAATATCTATTAGATTAGAAGGTAAAACAATCACAGGTGTATTAGCACCTATGAATAAAACAGTATTACAATATAGACCATTTGAAGATTTTTACGAATAATAAATATGTCTATTCTAACAAAATGTATACTACTAGTAATAATATTAGTAGTATACTTAATAATAGCAAATACAATAGATAACACCTAAAAACACTAACTATGAAATCATTAGTAGAACTATCAGAATTAGTACCAGATTACGAACTTTTTATTCTCAGTTTAGAATAAATAAACTTATAAAATTATGAAAGATTTAACTCAATATACTATTACTGAATTTCGTAATTTACCTAAACGACAATTTGGTGAAGATGTAGGTAATTTTGATTCACTTATAATATTACCTACAAGACGAAAACATGATAGCGGTTATCGTTGTATGGAATTTGTTGCCGTTAAAGGTGAAAAACCTGTATGTCGTATGGGCGGAGGTTCAGATGTAATTCATCTTCTTGGACTTGATGGTTTTAATTGTTTCGGAGGAAATGATAGTAAAAAACTATTTATTCGTAGAACAGAAAATGTTACATTTAATGCTGCTTTTAGAATTGATTGTCTACCTTGTGGACTTCTTCGTATATTTTGCCATCATCAACTAAAAGCTGGTATGGATTTAAGTTCATTTGAACTATATGTTGATGAAACAAAAGTCGAGAAATAATGGTACACGATATTACACTAATTAAAAATACCAATAGAACTTGTGATTCTATTGAAGTTAATGGTAAACTGGTGGGATATTATCCAAAAGATATATCCCACGTAGTTATAACTACTATTAAAAATACATTTGATACTATTGGAGCAAAATATCAATATTTTGTTAAAATACAAAGTCCAATATTTAAACTAGAACCTGTTAAATCTCTTTATTAAAACACTAAAGTTATGCTATATCAATTTGAAAATGGTCGAATAGAGTATTATGATGGTTGTAGTCTTACTTTAATTCAACCAAATACAGCTGTACTTCAATTTGAAAATATTGAAAATTTAAGTATAAACAGAAATGGTATTTCATTTAATGGTAATTATATACCATCAAAAGGTGAAATCGTTGGTCTTAAATATAAAAATAAAAACAATGATGATTGTGAAATCAATGTTATTTATTTATTAGAAGATGATAAGACCATTGAAGTTTATTGCAATCCTAATATACCAGATTTTGATAATCTTACTATATCTACAAAATATATTTCTAAAAAAGATTGTGAATTTTTACCTTTATCTGAAGCTTATTATAAAATAATTATGACTGAGCTTAAAGAAAAAGGTTACATTTATAATCGTAATGATATTGAGATATATAAAGATATTTGGAAACCAGCTATTCTTGATAATTATTATTATATCACATCATCAGGTTCTATTAATCAAACAATATATGTTGAAGAAGATATAGCTGATAGAATGAGATTGGAAATTGGTAATTGTTTCCAAACTCAAGAACAAGCTCAAGAAGCTAACGAAGCATTTGTTAAATGGTTTAAATCATATAGAAAACATTAAACTTCTATCGGAAAGATAGATTTTATCGGAGATTCTATAGCTCAGTCGGTAGAGCACAACACTTTTAATGTTGGGGTCGAGGGTTCGAGTCCCTCTGGAATCACTATAACAAATCATTATTCAAAAGCCGAAAGTGGGCATATGGAAACCCTGTTTATGATAGACTAATGAGTGCTAAAAATTAAACAGCCAGTAATAATACACGGAATAATGATTTTAATGGATCTTTAGCTCAATGGTTAGAGCAACTGACTCATAATCAGTAGGTTATCGGTTCAAGTCCGGTAAGATCCACTATTATTAATAAACAATTTAAAACATTAACAACTATGCTTAAAAATTATGTAGTAATGTTAGCTTATGGTGATAATACCACTAACGAATGGAAATCATTTAATACACTTGATGTAGCTCAAGAGTTCAAAAGATTTGTAAATAGTGAAGCATATATGCAAGATTTTCATATAGAAGATGTTAAACTATTTGAAGTAAAACGAGATGTCATAACTAACAATTTAATTCTTCATGAAATAGTATGAGTGGACATATTAAAAAACTAGCTATTGAAGATATGCGTAAAGCTGGTATATCTCCAATTTATATTGCTTTTGAAGAAGCATTATTGAATTATGATAGTGTTGAAATTACTATTAAATTCGATGGTAGAAAATTAAATGGTGGTGATCATCGTAAAAAGAAATAACTATGAGAGATAGAATTAAATCAATAAGATGTCAAGGTTATAATCGTGATAATAATTATAATTATAATCAACATCGTGAAGAAGTTACTACACGAGAAAGACGAGTTCATATTGAACATAATAATGAACCTAAATACTATATTCGTATAGGTACAACTGGTAGATTATATGTTCAAAAACATGAAATAGATTATTATGAGAAAATAGGTATTAAAATTCATCAAGAATAAATTATGCAAACAAAAGTTTATATAATTAAATCAGAATGTTGTTATCATGGTGATGCACAACATGATATAGAATATCTTACTTATGATTTTAAAAAAGCTAAATCAAAATTAAAAGAAATTATTAATAAAGAACTTAAGTATAGAAATGTATTAAAGGGTATTATTGTTAAACGAAGTGATTCAATTTATGAATTACTTAATCCTAAACATAATGATACTTTAGAATATTCAGATACAACATTTCTTTTAGACAGTGAATCTAATGATCTTTTCTTTAATATATGGATTGAAGATTATAAAATTGAT